CTGGAACGACCGCAACGGCGCGTCCGGCAAGTTGGCCGATCCAGATCCGGAAGGAAAGTCGGACGAAAAGACCGTGAAAGTGAATGTGCCGGCCAGTGACTATTAATAGGCCCGGATGAAAGCGAAAATCATCAATCATTTTTGAGGAGTAACAAATATGGCTCTGCGATCTTTGGGTGGCCCCGTTTTGGGCGGTGTGGTTCTTCCTTGCATCCCCGCGACGGATCTCATCACCACCATCACTGCAGCGAAAGCTGCAAACACAATCAGCACGACCGTCATCGGCATGCTGGTGAAATTCACTTTTTCCAACAACGACGAAGTGGATCAAGCCGACACCGGTGAACCGTTCGACGGCGTGATCGAGGACGTGATCGAGGACAACCTTAACACGTGGATCGTTTCCGTGCGCGCGCTGCGGTTCTCGGATAAGAGCGGCAACCGTCACCCGGTGCATTCGGTCGGTGAGTACCTTTACACCGGCAGCCCGGCGCTGCAGGACGCGGTTGTTGTTGACACCACCGCAGCCATGACCGTCAAAAAGGCTACCACCTACGGCGACGGCGCGATCCTGTCCATCGACACGACCAACGCACTCGTGAAAGTCCTGATGGACTAAGCGCTGGCGGCTTTCCAATTCACAAAAATTCTCAATCTTATTCTGGAGATAAAGATATGTTGGAAGTGACCAAAGCAGTCCTTGACAAAATCAAGGGCATCACCTTGACGGCGGACATGCACTCCGACGCCGAGGCCAAAGGCATGTCGTTCGGAAAGTACCTGGAGGAGCTGCTTGTTTCCAAGGGCATCGAGTCCGACTATGCCGGTGTGTCGAACAGTGAGCGCCAGCGCTCCAAAGCCATCGCGCGCAGCCAAGGCAAGACTGTCGGCGTGAGCGCGTTCGATCTGTTCATGAAAGCCAATGACGGCTCGTTCAGCGACACCGTGGCCAAGTGGATCGCAACGCCGAACCTGAACGTCCTGTTCCCGGAGTATTTCGCCAACCGTTTGTACGTCGGCGCGATGGCCGCATCGCTGGTTCCGTATTTTTGCACCCAGCGCATCACCATCGACGGCTTCAAATTCGAGGCGCCGTCCCTTGAAACCCCGACTCGCGACAAACGCCTGCGCAAGATCGCGCACGGCGCTGACATCCCGGTCGTGAATATCAAGATCGGCACCGAGAGCGTCAACCTGCCGAAGTTCGCGATCGGCGTGGAGATGACCTACGAGCAGATGCGCTATCAGCGCCTTGACTTCCTAGGCGCGACCCTTCGCCAGATCGGCCTGCAGTTGGGCGTCGATCAGACAGAGGAATTTATGTACTGCATCGGTAACGGTGACAAAAACAGCAACGGCCTGCAGAGCGGCAACATCGTAACCACGGCGACCTCCAATGTGATCGTGAAAAAAGACCTGTTCACCCTGTGGCGCGAACTTCCGGACGGTTACGAGATGAACGTCTATGTTGGCCCGAAGGCCAGCATGATCATGGTTGATGACGTCGTGACCAGCCTGACTAATCCGGAAACCCAGCTCGCGGCAGTGCAGACCGAACAGCGCCGGAAGATCCCCAGCGGCTACGAGTGGAACGGCACCATGTATTACAACGGCTCCGCCGTGACCGATCACTTGCAAGGGTGGGATCGTGACAATACTGGCGTTTACGTTACTAACGATAACGTTATGTTGTCCGAATCCGAACGGATCATCCGCAGCCAGAAAATCCTTACCACGGCGGCGATGTACGGCACGTTCAGGATCAACGACAAAAACACCATCGCGGCTCTGGACATCACCCACTAAGGAATTGACGTGGGAACTTATATATCACAATCGGATGTAACGGCGCGCCTGAGAGTATTGACGGCGTTGGATGTGGCAACTGGGCTGCTTGACGGCGCGTCGTTTATTCCTGCGGCTGAGGCGATGTTTGCGGAGGACTGTAATGTATTATACGCTGACATGACAGCCAATCAGCAAACACTCGCCAAAGCGGCGATGATCGCGTATTGTGCGGCGCTCGTTGTCGCATCGGCCCCGACGGAAAAGATCGAAGGCGTCAACGCCTCGATCACTCCTATCACGGCAAGCGACAAAGTAAAAATGCACGACCTACTCATGGCCGAGTACGAGAAGTACCTCAAAAAGTGCAGCTCTGCGCGGTCATGGATCAACAGCTCTATAACCAGTGACTATACAGGCCGAGATGAGCTGTCAAGCTGAATTTCTAAAGGCGTTCCTCCGCCAGGGCAACGCGGCGACGGTGACGAAAGTTTCCGGGACCGCTTGCCCTTGTATGACCTCGCGTGACTCTGCGCGTCAGCAGTATTCGGCGCAGTGGCACCGGGATCATCCAACGGCGGCGGACTGCGCAATGACCGGCCTGATCTCACGAACCACCACGACCATCGCGGTTAAGGGGTTTCATCTGGACGTAGGGGCCATGTTGGCGCGCAGCGACGCTGTTGCGAACAAGATCCCCATAGGCGAATTGCAGCAGGGCGATGTTATGTGGCAGGGTACGATCCGGACAGACACCAACGCTTTTTACGATCTCTCGGCTTTGAGCGACATAGCCGACAAGATCACCATCGGCGGGGTGGATTATAAGGTGAAGCTCTGTTACAACGAGGTTATCCGAAACGAGACCGCGTATCAGATCGTTCTGCTGCGGAGGCTGACGTAATGGCTAATCCGCCGAAAGGGTGGAACCTTAATATGACCGGCTGGGTGCGCAAGCTCGAAGGCGCAAACAAGGCGATGAGCAACAAGATCCTGCCGGATATTGTGGACAAGGGCATGGATATGCTGACCGCAGAGGTCACGAAGAACCTGCAAGGCGTACATCACAAAGCAGGCACGCCGGCACCAACGCCCGGACAGCTTCCGGTTTCCAAGATCACAAGCAACCTCGCGGGGTCTGTCATGTCAGAGCGCAAGAAGCCGACGCTTGGCATTGTGTTCGTTGACAAGCGCAAAGCACCCTATGGGCTGCCGGTCCATCGCGGCGTGAAGAAGGACGGCGGCGGCTGGCAGATGCGACCGCGCAAGTTTTTCCAGGAAGCGCATCGCGTGGTGAGAGCTAAACTTTATCCTGTGTGGAAAGAAATGATGTCGAAGGGGCTGAAAGGAATATGATCCGATCCGGCTATGAAATAGATGACATCCAGACCGTGCTTGTCGCGCTGCTGAAGGCCAACACCTCAGCGCCGTGGACAAGCTGGGATGTGATCCGCGCCTGGCCGGATGATCTGCAATTTGACAAGCTGACTAAGCCGATCATCTACGTGGATCGGCCAGCCTACACTGAGGACGTATCTCAGCAAGGCGGCGGAGCTGCTACGATCTGGGAGTGCAATATCGGTTTGTGGGATGACAACCAGACCGGCGGCAGTGAAGAGATCGGGATCATGCAAAGTCAACTGCTGGCGTTTTTCCGCGCACGCGCGACGCTGCACCAAAAGACGTTTACCGTGACGCTGGGAACGACAACCTACACCGCGACAAAGTTAATTTCACAAGGCATCACCATCAAGTCCATTTCCCCGGCGCGCACTTTAGACAACGACGCCGAGAATAATAATTTCAGAGTTGAGCATGTGCTTACAATTATCACAAGATAGGAGTCTCTTATGGCAGCACTAACTGACTGGCTGGATAATCCCGCGTTGACCGACTATGTCAATGGCGACGATACTCTTGTCCGGTATTTTCTTAAGGCCGCCTCCGTGGCAACCGACATCACGCCAGTCAACATCTACGGCGTGCAAGAGGTTTCCCCGGATGCCGTCAAGTATGGCATCGAGGAGGAAATTTATCACAGCGGCGGCGGGCGCACCAAGATCAAACGGCGTCCTGAGTTCACCGTCAACATCCCGATCTTCGCCTCGCGCGTGGATACCTTTGTGGGCGCGATCCATTCTCAGGTGTTCGGTTCGTCATCCTCGTATTACGCCAACGTCCTCACCTTCGATGACGTCCCGCGCATCAACTTGGAGATCGTTTATCGTTTGCCGGACATGACGCATGTTGGTTCGCTCGTTCTGTGCAACCTGATCCCGCAGGACTTCACCCCCGGCAGCAAGACCGGCAACCAGATCGTACAGGTGCCGTTTTACTCGCGGTTCATCCCGGTGAAACTGGCGGCTGGCGCGCGCTGCGTGCTGGACAAATTCAACGGCGACGGCAGCACCACGACCTTCACGCTGTCGCAAACCCCGCTGAACCTGATGGATATGAACGTGGGCCTGAAGGATGAGTTCGTTCTGGACAACGTGATCTACGTCGAAACCAAGTCTTCGACTGCGACGGTAGGCACGCTGGTGAAAAAGGATATTACCATCGTTGGAACAACCCTGACGTTTTCCACAGCACCAGCTGCTGGGACTACGGTGGAAGTGTTCTACGCCTGCGCGTCTTAAGCGAAATGCGAAAGGTGACAGATGAAATATGTGACCAGTGATCTTTATTCCGCCGCTGCGCTGATGATAGCCAGCGGCGTCAAATACGACCGGCTGACGGTGGGGCATGACATCAGGCGCACGATCATAAATTGCGAATGGGATGATGCGGCGAGCCTTGAACCTGCCCTATCGTCGTGCCGGGAAAAAAAATTGACAGTCAATGTGGAGGACTTTAAGGAGGCGCATCTGCGCCTCAAGCGCGAAGTCCAAGACATGATGAAAAATCAACAGGAGAATAGTTATGCGCGTGCATGAGATCATCAAGAACGCGGTCAACAAGAACAAGATCGAAATTCTTATCCCGCTGGACATCGACGGCCAGACCGTGGAGTTTATGCTGGACGAACTGGACGCCTACGACATCCAAGAGGCGAACGAGCTTAAGACCCAGCAGGCGATGGCGAAGGCCGTGGCAAACAACCTCGTGGGCGCGCCGCTGCCGGATGGAGAGTGGGAGAGCTTCTTAAAAGAACAGGACGAAGCAACCCGCGCGCGATACCTGCGCGAAGGCCGCCCGAAAGACCGGGCGGAATTTTTCGTCCTCAAAACTTCCGGCATCCGCATGTTGTTCGACGTGATCACTGATGCGCTCAAACTGCCGACCGGCGAAAAGGTATTCACGAGCGACGAGGACAAGCGCGTCTTTGTGCGCTGGTTGTCCACGAACCGCGACGCCATGAACAAGCTGTTCACCGCATACGCAGAGTTGACGCGCAGGGTCAAAGAGACGCGCGACGAAGCAAAAAAGTCCTCGCGTCTGGAGAGTGGAGAGTCCGAGATCGCCTCGCCAGACGCTACCCAGGATATGCCGGGCCTTTCTGCGCAGAGCTGACCCGCGATCTCAATAATGTTTTCTCGCGGGCGATCCTGATAGAGTCGCTGCAAGATAGCGACGAACCGGACGCCGGCCAGAATATGATGATGCTGCGCATGATGTTTGAAAAATTCCCGGAGCTGTTGAAAGCGATGTTGTCAGTGCATGGTACTTCGATCTTGCGAATGATGGGCTACGATGGGGAGCCGATCCTGCAGCCGCCCGAACCTGAGGAGAAAGTGGGGAGTAAGCGGGTAGTAAAGACCATGCAAATCGGCGGGCGCACAATTAAGGTGCTGAGATAATGGCGGACAACGAGAGATACGATCTTTTTGGTAATGTTGGGCTGGATTCGTCCGCGTGGGACACCGGCATTGCAGGCATGCTAAAAAGCACCGGTCTGGTCGAAATGAAATGGATGGCTGTTGGTGGGGCTGTTGCGGCTGTCGCGTCCGGCTTGGTTGCGTGCGCCACCGAAGCGGCCAATTTTGAGTCGGCAATGGGCAACATTAAAACCGTTGTCGGCAAAGGCCAGGATTCTTTTATCGCAGAGATGAGCAGTGACCTAAAGTCGCTATCTCAGACCATGCCGTTTTCTCAGACTGAGCTTGCCGGGACGCTGTACGATATTATCAGCTATGGCGTGCCAGCATCCGACGCCATGAATGTTCTGGCGCAGTCTGCACGAACCGCCGTAGGCGGTTTTACAAACGTCAACGACGCTTTCACCCTGTTCGGCTCGATCATTAAAGGCTACGGGCTGTCGTGGGATGACGTCAATGAGGTGTCGGATAAAATGTTTTTCGTTGCCGCTCGCGGCGCGTCAACCATCGAAGAGCTGTCTGGCGCAATGGGGCAGATGATACCGTTTGCCAAACAGCTCGGCATCAACCTTGACGAAGTGTATGCCGCAATGGCTACACTGCCGGGCACGACCGGAACCACCACAGAGGCCGCAACGCAGCTAACCAGCGCCATGACCGCAATGCTTGATCCTAATGCGCAAATGGTAAAGCTTTACAGAGAGCTGGGCGTGCTGACCGGTGACGAGTTCATCAAAAAGATGGGCGGGCTGCAGCAAGCGTTTTATTCCATCAAGTCATACGCCGAAGGCCACAACCTCGCCGTCGGTACGATGCTTGGACGCAAAGAGGCGCAGCTTGCATTTTTCAACTTGGTCGGCACGCAGGCGGGCGAATACGCGAACAACCTCAAAGATGTCGGCAACGCCGTTGGCCTGACAACAGATGCCTACGAAATGCAAATGGAGACAACGGCGAACTCGTGGAAAACGCTCAAAAACCAGTTGACGCTTATCATGTCCGAGATCGGTGAGGTCATCATCCCGACCGCGAAGGAGTTTTTTCAAGCAGCTAATGATATTGCCAACCTGAACCTTACCGGCGCGGCCACGAACATTGTGGAGTTCTTTAACTCTATTGGGGAAAATTTCTACCTCTACAACAAGGTTAAGGACTTTTATGATGTCGTCGGCAACCTGATCGATTACCTTGGCACGACTAAGCTGGGCATTGCAGTAAAGGAGTGGTTCGGTGATGTTGGGGATTTCTTTTCCGGCGCGTTTGATGGTATCAAGAAAGCGGTGGATGATTTTTTTGTCAAGTCCGGCTTTGCCGATGCGCTGAAACAGCATCTTGACCTCAATATTTGGACGCCGATAAAAGAGGTCTATGGTAAGATCAAAGATTTCCTGCAGCCGATCCTTGATTTGTTGAAACCGCCCGGTATGACAGAGCTTGAAAAGAAAGCTCAAATTAACCAGATGCAGAACAACACCATCGATTATCTTAACGAATTTAAGGAC